CCTTACCCTTATGGCACTACCTGTATAATCCTTATCTAACTTTCTTAAAGAATAAGCCGCCGCCGCATTTGGATAGTCATCTAACAAAAGATTTTGAGCAGCCACCGCATAAGGTCTGTAATTAGCGTGCGCCTTTATAACCATTTGCGCCTTAGCACCTACCGAAAGAAAAACTAATATGATTATAATATATCTCATTGGCATTTTCTATATCCTAATAATGTTAATGTAAAGTAAGTCGGCTTTGTAGCAACCGCACTTGTACGTACAAATACCCATACATTCGGCGGAATCTTATTATTTGTGAATGATGTTACATTAGTCGCACCGATTGTACCTGTAACCGATGTGCCACCTGTAACTAATATCGTTGCACCTGCCGTAATATTTAAAGAATCATTCCAATATACTTCAGTCGTAATGCTTGGTGAAGTACCTAACACACCCGCCCTCATTTGTGTAATTATCAAAGTATCGTTTCCTGCATTGTAAAAACTACCATAGACAGCACTTGTTGAAAATGCCAACGTATCGCCAGCCGCACCGCTACCTGCACCAAAAGCAGCCAAAGGAATAGTATCTAAAATAAGTTGATAAGTCGCAGCCGCCACGTTTGACCTTAAATAAGGTGTAAGCATGGCAGTCGTATCGGTTACATTCAACGGAGTATATCCCAAAGCTGTTGCAACGCTTTTGTTCTCCCAAACTTTAGTAGATGATGTATAAGCTAAAATCTGATTATTTGTTGGCGAAGTTAATGTCACATCGTGAAGCTCCTCTAATTCTACTCCGTTTTGTGGCTTAACGTATATCAAACCATTGCCAGCATTTGCCCTTTCCACAACACCTACAAATACACCATGATAAGGCGCTTGAGGTCTTATCTTTGTAAACCCACCCGGTATGCTATCCAGCCATAAAATATCGCCCGGACTATATGCCCCTAAATTTATCCCGCTCACCTGCCCTTGCGTAGTAATCCATCCCGCTGCACCGGCCGCAATGTCCGCCCTTACAATCCCCAAAGTCTTTGAGCTAAATGTATCGCTTGTATTTTTTGCAAGTTTCACCGATGCTCTGTCACCGGATGCGCCAAAGATATAAACCACCTGCCCTTTTGTAATAGTAACCGCTTCGGCATTGGTTACGTATGCTTTTACAACGGTAGCCGTATCGCTTGCAGCGGCACCGCCTAACTTTATCCATTGAGTACCAGTCCACGAATAAACCGAACTATCAGCAGCGGCATATCTTAAGGCACCGGCACGCTTGCCATTGGTCGCGGATGTTTGTGGAAGCATGAAAGTCGAATCAAATGCACCGCCCTTCCATTTATAATAGTTATTAAAGTTCGTATAAAGAACTCCATCAATAGTCTGCCCATAGGCAAAATTGATAATCAGTAAACTACAAAAGAATCCTAATATTTTCGCCTTCATTGACAGCACCATTTATTGTTATTGTTTTTGTTGTTGCATTATGCGTAATATATCTGCGATCCGACCTCACCACATACGTTTGTAATATCCCATCGATAAATACAAATGGAGGGATAGTCAATTGATTATTTTGATACTGAGTATCTCCCTGAATCATTGGCTGCCCGGTACCTACTATGAAATCTGCAACTGTCATAAATCTATTGGTATTAATATATACGAAATTGCCATTCGGCAACTCATAATCAGATGGCACCTGACAGGCATTGTAAATAATAGGAAGCTTTAAAGACATCTCAAAAGTAACCCCCGCCAAAATATCCTCCTGACCTTGCCTGAAATATTCAAAGTTAAATTCCCGCTCCATTACCCACTCCTGCAAATCCCACCCAACCTGAGCCAACAAATCATGACCAATCTGCTCACAATCAGATTGCATCTCAAGTTCATCCATATTCTCTACGTGATGAATATCAGCAATAGTTACTAATATTTGATAGGTCTTTTCTTTGCCGGTGATTGATGACGTATTAAGGGTATACCATACGGCCGGATATTCCACATCCTTATAATCAAAGACAATAAAGTCTTCAGCCTTTACGTGCTTTGCCGTCCTTACCATTTTGTGGCCGGAGGCTATCTCGATCAGCTTTTTTATTATTTGATTGAGCGTCATGTTTCTTTAAATAAGCTTTCAGAAGCTTTTGAATTTTGTTAGTATATTGTCCATTCATCTGCAACAGGATAAGAACTCGTATTTATACCACTTCGGCACTTCCTTACGGCTTACGTCAGTATTCCCCAAATAAATACCAATCTCAAATGATGTGCGCTTCGGTACGAAAGTATCGGTACGGCTTCCGGGGTTAATATATTCCTGAAACTTATTCCCTTCACCTGCCTCTTGAATCAAATACCTGATAAGTCTTTCCAGATACCATTCCGCACGATTCTTAAATTTGGCCGTAAAATCGTCAATCTCTGAACTACTTACCGCTTCGCTATTCTCGGTAGTCTTACGTGTAAGGCCTTTGTTCCATAATTGGAAGCTTAAGGCCGGCGCCAATTCGCTAATGGTATAATGTATCAAGGGATCGCGGATATAGTCTTTAAGCAGGGTTACTTCGTCTGCAGTTAGATTATTGTTATCAATGCCATCCTGCAGTCTTTCATATAAGGCAGTCCCTAACACCGGAAGCAGATACATTTCCTGCACCGCCTTTATTTCAGGGATAATCATTTTAGAATCTATATTCTTATGTACGGCACTACGCTCGTAAATATTTTCAGGACTGACAAATAATATATCTCTCATTATTTTTCTTTTTTCATTACTACGTTAGATACCCAGTCATGACGACATGATTTTGAACGACTGCCATCAGGCTGTGTCCACCATCCACCACCCCGATCAAATACACTATAACCTAATCTGCGGCTCATGCTTTCTATTTCAGTACGTGACCATAACTTATCCATCTGCATAAGACGCGCGCAAAATGGCCTGTTTCTGTTATCCTGCGGACCTTCATAAGAATAAAGTATCTTAAAGTTTAAAGTCTCAGGCTCAAGCTTTGGTATCTTTGGACTTGTTTCCGGTGCCAGCTCCTTAACATCCGCAATCTTCTCCTTTTGGTCTTCGATAATCTGACGCGCAATAGGTACGGCTAATATCCTTTCAACAACCTTATCGGGACCAATCGCCCTTTCCTTACTTTTAATTTTGCCCGTCTTTTCGAGATTAGCCAAAATCTGAAGGACGGCACGCACCTCTAAATCCAATACATCGGCAATAATTTCAGGAGTGATGCGCTTGTCCTTACGGATTAAATCCATCACATCCAATTCTACCTGACTTAAAAACTTAAATTCATTCTCTACAAACAAAAATTTATTTTTTTTTACAATCAGATAATCACTCTTCGGCTCACCACACTTTGCAAATTCCGCTAACAATAACTCATCCTTTTCATGACTGCTGAACTCTTGCACCTCGTTATCTATCGCCAGCATAGTATTCACTTCGTCATCATTCAAACCCAAACTACTTTTTAAAAGTAATTTAGCCTGCTCCTGACTAATCTCACCCTTCTCAAACTTCCTGATTATACGCGTTAAACTCTGCCATTGCCGGCCACTTAAGTTCTTTAAATTCTCATTAACGGCCATTGGTTGCGATTGTGGCGCAACACCCTCAGGCTGTGCAATCTCAGGATATAAGATTGCGTCAATACCTATCTTCTCAAGTAGCCACTTCTTAGGAGCAATCTGCAGTAATGTTTGTTCGCTGAATTCAAAGCCTATAGGCTCAACTGGTATAATCTTATGATCTTGACCTGTAATCTCTTTAAATAGTAATTCTAACGCTTGCTGCTTGTCATTTACATAAGTTGACTTCATTATCTCATAAGCTTCACGAATCTCGCTACGGCCTCCTAATTGCCCCTCAATACGAATACCAAACAACATAGGACTAACCACCTGATGACCGCAAAATATTTCAGTCTGTACGCTTTTAGAAAGTATGTCGAAATGTTTATCCAATTCCGTACTGCTTAAGTCATCCAACTGCGGACGCTTTGCAGGATCTTTACCAAAGTTTAAAACGATATTGCCCGCATTCTCACTACCCGTAAATTTGCTCTTAAATCCTTTCTCAATCTCACGCTTCTCCTCCTCCGTAGGTATACCCTCAAAGAAACTAATCATCTTTGATGCAAACATCCCGTTAGTGATAGTGCTTAAATGGTATTTGCTTATCTCGATGTCAGTCTGTATTGCATTCAGCGCACCCATGTATCCCGGATAGGAATATGTCTCAACACCCGGCCGGTATTCTTTGTAATAAAGTATCTGCGTTTGATTGCGAAGTAAGTTAACCTCCAATTTAGGATTGTAAGCCGCAAACACCTTTGGCTCATCATTCTTTTTTAAACTATCCCAGTCCTTTACATAAAACTGTGTATTGTCCTTACTGGATCTTACCTTATGATAAGGGATATGATAAAATGCGCCAATCGTGCCAGCCGCATTGTACTGAATCTCCAAATAACACCCTCCAAATACCTCAATATCCAAACAAGCTTTCTTAAGTATCTCATTGCAGTTCTCATAAGGGTTTGCCTGTAAAACTTCATCAAATCCTTTGCCTGTAATATAGTTCACCTTACCCAACACAATACCATTATGCTTACTGCTCTTATTGAACATATTAAGCAGCATATTCGGAAACTTATTATCTTCTCCAAATAATACCCATCCCTTGTTAGGTACTTCCTTCATTACCGGAACTTTCACATCGGCAAACTTTATAAAAGATACACTATGTCGCATCATATACTTTAAATGTTGTTGGATTATCGTATTTCGTTGTACTTACATCCTGACCATCTGATAAAAACATTAACCCCGTTTCCACTATGGCGCCAGCATTCGCCTCTATCAAATTAGATGGACTTGCCTGCTCATATATCGTATAGGTAAACCATCCCTCTTCCTTTGTTGCAAAGTATGTATTAACCACTACATCAAACTCATTAAATCTATCTTGATATAAACTCTGATCCGCTGAATTAACAAGCACAAACTTTACCTTTTCATTCGTTGTTCGCGATTGAAAAACACAAAGAAAGTTAGCATCCAATATGGTCTGCTTCTCCTTTAATGTGACATAAATGGTATCCGTTTGTCCTTTTGTAAACTTTATCATTCCTTACATAAATACTATTAAACAAAAACGCCCGCCTATTTAAGGCAGGCGCTTAACCATTAATCATCTATTCTTAACCGGCAGTCTGTAAAGCATTAGCTACAGTGCTGTTCACTTCATAAAGTTGGTCAGGCTCTTTACCTACAAACACCAAGCTATAACCTGAACGATCACCAAATGCAGTTCCGCTTCCGCTTGTAGATCCGCTCATATCCAAACCTCTTTCCTTACCGAGCATCCAATACTTGTTATTGTTATCCTTAACAACTGCAACCAGAATGTTTTGAGCCAATAATTTCAGCTCAGTATTGATGGCAGCAGATAACTTGTTTACTACGATGGTTAAATTTTGCTCAAAGAACAAAGTACCATTTTCAGTAGATACAGTTGGATTGTGGGTGAATGAGCCAGTCTCTTTAGGCATTTCATACTTCCAGAAACGCTTTCCGCTTGCCTTAGTAAGTCCGGTAACAACACCGGATGCAGATAAAATATTTGAAACGTTGGCTATTTCAATAAAGTAAACTTCGGTTATCCCGCCAGCTGAGTCCTTACAGTCTAATGTATAATTTTGGGTGAGAGCGCACGGCATTTTAAAAAATTTATATGTTTTAAAAAAAGGGCGGCTATTGACCGCCCTTGTTATGAATTAATTATGCTTCGAACTTGACAATCTCATCAGGGAAAGCAAACTGAACACCAATTTTAAATGATGCAGAGAACTTCACATTGCGATCATCTTGACTGAACCAGAGCTCAAATGACTCCTCTTCCCCTTGCAGATCGACTCCCATGAAGATATTTGACATTCTAAAAGCATAGATATCATTCGTGTCGGTCAAACCATGTACAGGAATTACGCTGTAGTTGGTACCGGGAACTTTGAATTCAGCGGCAGGAGGAGTATTTACACTTCCAGGATTGTAGTGATACAAATTAGCATCAACATAAGCCTGAATCAGCAAATCATAAACATCCCATCCGCAGAAGATGCGAACGTCAGTCTTGCCTTTGATACGTGCAGGCAGAGCTTTGATAACCGCAAGGATTGCACCTTTTGCCTTTGTAGTTGAATCTATACCAGTGATAGGGGCACCGGCACCATAGAAACCAGTTACGTTAGCATTTACAACGCTACCACCAGCATCGGCTACCAGCTGACGAACACCTTTGAACTTATTTAAAAGTCCGTTAGTACCGCCATATCCGCTACCTGTTGCAGTCCAGATGGCAACCTCCAAAGCTTCAGCAATCTTACCAGCTTTGCGGGCAGTATATTCTTGAGCAAAAATCATGCTATCATAAGATGATCCTGCAGGGAGAGCTTTTTGTAAGTAGTAAGCTTCCAAATCTTTCGGACATAATGTCTCCTGTGTCTTCACTTTTCCAACTGTAAGCGTTCTTTGTGTCCACTCGGTCGTTCCGCTTGCTGTGAAACCGCAAGAGCTATCGTCTTGGAAAAATACATCGGTATCCATACGGTTAACGGTCTGAGAGGATTTAACCCCGGTCATAACGTTACCTTCGGAAAGGATGAGCTGTTGAGTACGAGCCTCAAACAGCGAAGCAGTTACGAGCTGCTGCTCGTTTTGTTCTGTGTAAGCCGTAAGGCCAGTTACTAAAAATGCCATCTGATTTTATTTTTTAAATTGTGAAACGAATTGAGAATACGAACGAATTTTATCTTCCTTTGTAGAAGCTGAATGTTTTGTGAAGTTGTTAGGTACTTCGGCCGGCACTTGTGAAGGCACGTTTACCAAAGTCTCTACCAGTTGAATCAAACCTTGTAATGCTTCTTGCGCCTTTGCACTTGCATCCTTTAAAGCAGTATAATCATCCTGAAACGCGCTCATCTTACCTTCACCCTCTTTTATCTTATCTTCCATTGCTTTGATGAGCTTTTTCATCATTTCCATCTCATCATCCTTTTTACTTGCATCTTCAGCGCTTTCAATCTCAATCTCTACTTTATCCTCCTCAACTGCTTTGGGCATGATTTCAGCAATTACACCACCTTCCGCTAAAACCACTTTAGTCCCATCGGCTAATGTATGCTCACCGGCAGGTGCAGGAGTACCATCTTCCAATGTAACAATCCCGCCAACTTCCAACTTGTCAATCATTATCTTAGTTCCATCTTCCAAAGAATAGGAAGGAGCTGGAGCTGTTTCTTCCTGAAACACCAGCTTTTTAACCTCTTGTAATAATTCGATCGGACTTTTCATAATCATATATACTTATGTTTAAAATTTTTCCCCATTTTACTTTGTAATCAATGCCTGAAAAGCATTACGGCGCTTTTCGTTTATCTCTTTGAAGTTGTAATATTTATGGCAATATTCATGCAGTTTTGCACCCTGCTCATCCCGTAACCCCTTATCATTTACAAGCCGGTTAATATGCTTCAGCCAATCCGCCCTATCATGTACATAATTAACCACGTCTTCCGGGAAGTCTAAATATGGATGCACCGCACTGACCACCACCGGCACTGCCTTACCCGCCGCCTCTAATATTTTGATATTAGACTTGTACTTATTAAAATTATTTTTAACCAAAGGGATAAGCATGATGTCCGCATTTTTAAACATACTATAATACTCAAATACCTCCATCCCTCTGAATAAAGTATAAGGCAACCGCTTATCGGCCGTAAAGTAATTAGCCATCTTTTGCCAGTAATATCTTTCCGTTTGATTTGAATCGGCATAGCCACCTAAAACCATATGAACATTACCCTCCAGTTTTTTCATAGGAGCTTCCAATATCTTTAAATCCTGATCGTGTGTAATGCCACCCGCCCAAAATATCTTTACAGCATCCGTTGCCACCCTTTCACCATTAAACTGCCCATCTCCGTAAGGGATAGCATTTGGGACTACCAAAACATTTGGATTATGTACGGCCACCGCTTCCGCCAATCTCTCATGGGTACAAGTAACTAAATCGGCTTCTTTCATTTGCCTAATCAGTCGGGATGCAAACCCTGACGCATTAAACGAATCAAACATTAAATGGTCATGATTAAGTATCCAATAATCATCAACATCGACTACTAATTTAAACCCGTATTTTTTACGCAACTCAATCAGGTCATCTTTCTCCCATATCCTGTTGACAAAGACAATATCGTATTTGTTTTCGGCTAACTCCTCTTCGGTAATGGTATCTGTAATCCGGCCATATTCTTTAGGCATGAATGAAACGGGAAGCATCAATCTATGATAACCGCACCCGCTGAACTTTTGTGTCAGGACTAAAATTTTCATGTTTGTTTGTTTGTTTATAAAAATATCTGGACTGTCTCACCTTCCATTAGCGTACCATTATTAAACTCAATCGTCCTCGTAGCTCCGTCAAAGCTTATGTATCTTTTATCCAATACCGGAACATAAGTAAGCAGTAACCCGTCAATAAATACCGATGGCGGATTTACAAAGGCATCATTTTGATAAGTAGTATCGCCCGGCTCAATAGGACTGAATCCCTTTATAGCTACAAAATCCAAATACGGCTGTATGGCTATTAACCCCAATGGTATCGGTTGCAGATTCGCGCTCATGCTTATAAATACCAAAAACAAATCCCAGCCGTAGAAACGACCGGGAGTGTCCACTTAAACAAACCATGAAAAACCAAACCATGCTAAATGTCTGCCAATAACTCGCGGAGCTTGGCAATTATGTCATCTGCGCTTTTACGCATCTTTATTTCCGTCATGTCAAACATACCCTCTACGCTAAACCCTTTGAACGTGCCATCCTTAACTTTCGCCCACGTTTCATCATTCTCAATCTTTGCACCTAAAAACCACGTTCCATCCGGCAGGTCTTCAAACTGCTTCATCTTCGGAATACCCTTACTTTCGTCTGCTATCCATGATTGGAAGAACGTAATGCCGTCAATAAATTTGGAGTGCATCTCATTCGCATTCTGCTGAAATCCTTTAGCATAGAATTTAAGGGCAATCGTTTCAATAGTCTTTTTGTCAAAGAATACATAATACTCCCCCGTTTCATCCGCCCGGTAAATAGGCAGGTCAGGAATCATGGCCGGTCCTATAACAACCCTCTCGTCTTCATTAACTACCGAGAATGAGTATTTCTTTTCTTTGTCAATTTTTTCCGGCTGAACAACCTGATGTTTATTGAAACTGAAAAACGGCTGACCTATGGCAGGCACGTCCACTAATGCCACCGCGTTTACTTCTTGTATAGCTTCCTCATCTTCTTTGATGGTAAGCTTAAATAATGGTAATGTATTCATATTATCCTATCCTTGCATTACGCTGAAGGTAAGCGTTTCTTTGTTCATTATTTTGAATGTCACTATTTAATACATACGCTCTCATGCCCTGATTCCCCAGATTATTAATAGCCTGAGCATTTAACGTTTGTGCAGTTACTGCAGGCGTAGCCGCTATAGATAAAGGTGATGCCGTAGATATGCCACCGCCACTATCACCACTTGAAAATCCTGACGGAGCTTGTACCTTTCTAATTTTGGCTACATTAGCTATACCTGATGCAATAGCGGCCACCATTGTAGCTATCTTAATAGATAATGACGTAACTGGATCTCCGGGTGCAGGTCGAGCAAATACTTGCGCTGCTGCCTTAAATGTATTGATGGTAGCTTCGACTATTGCCATAGTCTTATCCATCTTAAACTGTTTATCTAATATCTTTTGTCTTGCAATAGCAGTCTCCTGCTCAATTGCCAATACAGCCTCTTTATTATCCCCTGCCGCTTGTATTCTCATTTGTTTTTGCTCATCCAATGCAGCTAATTCATTTTGATAAGCTACACTAAACAACCCTGATAATTGAGATATAGCATTTTGCCAAGCATCTATGGTTTGCATGGCAGAATTTAGTCTCGCCTGCGCCAATGCTTGTTCAGCTACAATAAGTCTGTTATTTATTTCAGATTCTTGTATTTCATATTTTTTCTTTATTTCAACAACACTTAATCCTGCTGCCTGTGCAGCCGCTATCTCTGCATCACGCTTTATATGCAACTGCTCAATAAGGGCAGCCGTTTCTTCCTTTGCAAGCTGAATGGCAATCTCCGTCTTTTCAATGGCATCGATACGAGCTTGGTCATTTAACTGCTTACGGAGTGCAATCTCAGCAATGGCATTCTCATTCCGTGCCGTAGTTTCAGCTAATGCGCGCTCCCTGATAATCTTTGCCCGTTCATTTGCTGCCACATTATCGGCCGCATCCAGCTCCTGCTTTTTTTGATTGTAAGCTATTTCAGCATCGACACGCGCCTGCGTACCTTGCTTCGCTAAATCTATTTGTTGTTTTAATCTTGCTAATTCTATTACACGCTCTTCATCTCGTATTTTTTGCAGTTCCTGATTCTTAAGAAGTTCGTCTTGTATTGTTTCGGCATTGGCCTTCTTTCTTGCTAACAATACATTATTTGCACCTTCAGCCGCTCCCTTATCCCTCGCTTTCTGTTCTAATTCAAGAGCAGACAAATTTTGTTGCTGTTCATTAAATAATCCAACAATTTGTGACTCAATTTCCTTGCGCTGATTTCTGGCAGCAATAGCAGCAGCCTCTAAGTCTCTATTGCCTTTATTTAAGGCAAATTCGGTTTCTGCCTTTTTTATAGCCACATCTGCCTCTGCAAGGGATGCAGTTCTTTGTCTCTCCAATACTTTGAATAATTCATTATTGGCCGCAATTCTATCCTCAATACTATTTCGCTGGTCATCACGAGTCCTTCTTAATAATTCAGCATCCCTTTCGCTTTCTGCACGTATACCAGCAAGTTTTTCTTTTGCTATTGCGGCATTCCCAGCAAGCTGTTGCAATGCTTGACCTTGTTTAAACGCATTGCTTATGAATTTACCATCTATTTTCTGTGCTTCATCAATAACCCCACCAACAACCTGACCAACCTCTGTCGCTGCCTTACCGATATTTGTTATTACTTTTTTGCCACCTTCCAAAGCAAGCTCTGCAGCTTCCTTTATTGACTTTTTGCTTAACTCAATGCTTTCTGTTAATTGCTTTATGCTTTTAGGATCTTTATCTCCAAAGAATGACTGTTCCCATGCAAGCTGCGCCTCCTGAATTAATAGTCCAATAGTTGAGAATGCAAGCTTTAAAGTTCCCCCTAATATCTTACCAAGTCCTTTAAGTACACCTGTTAACCCTTCAAAGCCATTGGTTGATTCACTAACCTTTGTTGTTACATTAGTAATAATTTCTACAAACTTGTTAAATATAGCCTGAACTGATACTAATATGCCATTGTATATCCCTGCTGTTTTTGAATTACTTTTAAATGCTTCTTCCAACTTTTGAAATGCAGTAGTAATTCCAAATAATGCTAAACCGGCCTTTAAAATATTGCCAAGTTTACTAAATGCACCTCCAGTCTTTTTACTTTCCTCACCAGCGCTTTTAGTTTCCTTTGCTAATTCTTTCGTCTTCTTTGCTAATTCATCCTCTAACTGTTCAATCTTTTTTAAGGCATCCTGATATAGCTCACTATTCTCCTGTGATTCCTTAAGCGTCTGATTAAGCTGCTCAATCTCCTTATTCAGCTCATCAATACTTTTGGAACTATTCTTTACATCAATATCTATCGTTGCACCAATAACCGTCTTAGCCATTGTTAATTATTTTTAAAAGTTCAACCCTTACAAGTTCATTATTGTTATAATCAAAGTCTTCAATCTTATTCAATCTAAATCTAACCCCGTCAATAAGTATCGCTTTGCTGAAATCCAATTGCGCAATGTCGAGCGGGGTGAGGTGTACATAACAACTCAGTATTTTTGAATCCTTATCAGCTATCTCTGCAATGTATTCGCTCCAATAATCATTAAATAAATTATTTGTAGGATAAGTGTTAGGGTCAAAATATATCTCAGATGCCGCCCCAAAGTTTATATCCTTTGTTGGATTGACCGGATCGTCAAAGTGGCCGGCATATCCATAGGAAGTCAATGCTGATCCTAAATTAGCATTTGAACTATTATTCCTAATATACCAACTCGACACGCCTGATGTTATTTTTTTTGCCTGCAATATTCTGATATTGCTTTCCATAATCTCTTCCTGATCTACTGAATTACCTTTTGATTTTTTGTAAATAGCTGGAAGTATCTTTGTCGATTCATTTGTGCCGGCATATTGAATTAATACGGTAGGTGAAAAGCCAATCTCAATACTTTGCTTATCTTTTGCAAATTGAAAGGCAGTATCAAATAAATTCGAGCCATAAGGTAAGTTGTATTTTTTCTTATAACTCTCATTATAGAAATCATTATCTTCCTTATATTTATATTCAAAAAATCTGCTATTCAGCTGCCCCATTGGTTTTATCTGCCATGCCTTATCTCTGGCCACCTTGTATGTCCAATCTATTGTATCGGTTCCGTAATAGTCAACATACGGCTCAATAATTAAATGCTTATCTTTAATTCTATCTTCGGTCACATAAAGATTAAACATTTTTAAAATCCATGTGAAGAAATCTTTCTGAGTGATGTTTTTAGGAATCAAACCATTAATATTAATGGCATTGTTTAACTGTAAATCGGCCGTTACCGGATTTGTAGATTTTACAGATATAGTAGAAAAATTAACGTAAGTTCCATTGTCTGTACTTACATTTTGGACATCGACATATATTGTATCATTAGTGTTTAAATTAACTGTTACGGTTTTATTTATATCAATAACAGCAGTCCCTCCATTTACTGTTCTACTATATGCTTGCAATAATGTTCTTGGAGGTGGTGAACCTGTACCAGCTCTTAATCCAAAACTTATAAATGCTGCCGAATATCCTGTAAATGTAACTTGACCTTTTATAACAATACTTACAGTTACTTGTGTAGGTGCGCCGGTATATGTAAATACTTCATTGCTAGATACAGTGAAATTATCCAGTAATGTTTGAGATTCAAATTTTAAATTAACAACCGCAGGTGCAATTGTAAGATTTACTAAAGTTTGGTTATCCGTTTTTTTTGCTTCAATTAAATCTGTTGTTAATTTTGTTAGCTTTGAAAAATTACATGGAATGATAAGTTTTTTAAAAAAATCAGAATCAAAAAACTGACTTTCATAAGTGTAGTTACTATTAGGACTGCTAAATATTTTATCGATATATTCCTTTACAAATAAGGCAGGACGGAATGTCCGGTAATCATAATCTATCTTCGCGCGGATGTTATTTGTTTGGGGAGTTGAATATGTCCCATGATCTATTAAGGGATAATAAAACCCCTTCCCATATTCATTAATAGATGTTTGCCTTAATCCTGATAAAGTTACCGTTCTGAATGTAGCATCCACATTAACCGACTCTGTTACGTTATACGTATGTAACTTAGTTATTGAGCTATAACTATAATTAGTTATTGTAAACGTTTTATTATTGCTTATGCTATTACTTACATTAATCGTTGTCCCGATAGCAAAAGCAGGTAAAGTCCCCGGCACATCAAATATTGTTATAATGCTTCCAGATCCAAGTAGATTATTTGTGAATGTTGTCAAAGCATTAAATTGAGCAATGCCATTCCAGCTGTTGACAATATTATCGCGTGTGTATGTGTGATTATATTGACTGAAATCTAAATCTTCTAATTTATTTGTCCCTATTTCAGCCACAAACCCAGCCAGCTCACCGAAGATCGCGCCCTCATACTCAATAATATCCTTATCCTTTACGATGTTCGTAATCCTAAAAACACCCTTCAAAACCAATAAACCATTTAACCTAAGTTCCGCCCGGCTCGTTTGCGCCACATTAAAAAACGCCCCTATATTGGCCGCGCCCGGCTGCTCGTAATTGAATGAAGCCAAATCATATATATAACCAAATATCTGATTATTGCGCCCGGTACCGGGCAAAACTATCGTCTTGCTGAATCCAGTTTCACGGCTCGAAAAGTTAGCCACGTCATCGATGGCAAACGAAAGCTGAACGCTAATCTTTTGATCAATATCGACTTTGAACCCCTCTATGTATAACTCGTAAATCATCGGTATTGTGTGTTTTGTGGAATACTAAATTCAATGGTCACGCTCAAAGTGTCCGTCTTATTGATTCTATCGTCTTTAAACTCATAATCGGTATCTGTAATCTGCACCGGAT